CACATCGACACAGTTGAAGGATATGTTACTGACGAATTTGAGATATGCATCCATTAAGACTTCTGAAGGACGAATGGCTGCAAATCGTTTGTTTTTGAGATCGAATTTATTGTTATTGCCTCAGCATTATTTTATTGACGATGAATTAGATGTTGATTTCATATATACAGATCCTGATGCTAATGGTGGTAAATTTTCTGCAATTTTGAGCAAAAGTACAGCATATTTTGTGCCTGGCACTGATATTGCGATGTGTTATGTGCCCAATGGTGGATCGTTTCGAGATTTGACAAGATATTTACCAGATGGTTTGTTGTCCAAATGTGAATTTATTATGATTCACAGAGACAAGATGGGAAGTGTTTCCTTTTCAAATGGTTTGGCTAAATTTGGAGAGACAGGTCATAGTAAAGCCCGTTTTTATGGCTTTGAGTATCACAAATATACTGGGACAACGTTTGCCGGTATGTGTGGGGCAACAGCAATTGCTGAACACAAGCCAATTATACTTGGCGTGCATCTTGGTGGCAAAGCAGAAACCAATGAGGGCTGTGCGGGTACACTCACCTTGGACCAGTACAAACGAGGCCTCATTTTCTTGAAAGGATTGGAGGGTGTTATGTTCTCGGGCACGGCTGATAATTTCGAGAAGAATGTTATGGGTGTACCTATTATGACCGGTAAGGCTTTGCACAAGAAGAGCCCCGTAAGATTTATGCCACATGGCTCTCAAATTGCTTGGCATGGTACTTGCATTGGGCATTCGACTTTTAAGTCGTCAGCTAAACCCACGCCCATTTCTGAACACGTGATGGATGTCATGGATTTTCCTAATATCTTTTGCAAACCTATCGAGTCGCCCCAATGGGAGCCTTGGCAGAAATGTTTGGCAAATATGTCGGTTCCTGGTCAAATGTTTAGTCCTGAATTATTGTATTGGGCAATTACTGATTACAAATCAGAATTAACACCTATATTTAAGCATGAAATGTGGAATGACACTAGACCATTGACAGATATTGAAAATTGGAATGGTATTCCTGGCAAGAAGTTCATTGACAGGATTAAGACCAACACTTCAGTGGGTTTTCCCTTGGTTGGGAAGAAAGAAAAGTATTTGGTTGATGTTGAGCCCTTAGGGGAATACACAAAGGTTGTCGAGCCTGAGGCAGTTGTCCAGGGAGAAATTGACAGATTATTGACATGTTACCGTGAAGGAAAACGAGCTTATCCCATTGCAAAAGCTTGTAAGAAAGATGAGGTTCTTGACAAAAGGAAATGTCGGATATTTTATAGCAACCCAGTGGCACTTACCTTTTTAGTTCGCAAATATTTTCTTCCAATTTTGCGCGTCTTGCAGTTTTATCCCAAAATTTCAGAGTGTGCAGTTGG